AGGAGATCCGGATGGACCATTTACAGTTACATTTATAGTAGCAAATGCAGAAGTAGTAGATCTAGGAACATACCCAAGTGACTTAGCATGTGATACAACATTATTTCGTACTTGTGCAGTATCTAGGAAGATCTCATTAATATTCAGATTAGCATTAAATGCGTTATAGAAAGTATTATAAGCAAGCACATCAATAATAGTGCTGATCGCCGATCCTTCATAATCGTAGTCTGCCAATTGAGTTTGAGATTGTAAAAATGTTTTAAGATTGGATTTGATTTGATCAAAGTCCATTTCTGTAACATTAAGTCTCTCCTTTGAAACTGTAATAGCCATTTTTTTCCTACCTAATTCTCTCTAAATAAAATTCACTAGTAGCTGAAGCTAAAGATGTTACCATTTGGAATTCTATTGAAACCTTAAATCTATTATTGTCCGGTTCCAAGGTTACATCTACATTAGTTAAAACTACTCTTGGTTCATGGTTTTTGATTGTTGATTCTATTTCTTCTTGTAAATCAAACTCTGTAAAATCATCTGCTGGTTCAAATAACAGAGCTCTAACATTAGATCCTAAAGTAGGATTAAATGGTCTTTCACCACGCGCTGTTTGAATTAAATTTTTTACTGATTGTTTTACAGCGTCAATATCTTTTACAATAGTAATGTCGTGAGTATTAGGATGACGCAAAAACGCAAAATCAAAATCAGTGTATAAGACTGATCGACTTGTAATAATAGCCTTACCAGATGAGTCTGTTTTAGTTTGCGTTCTTGCCATTTATCTACTCAATATATTTTTCTATCATTTCTATGACGTCATCGTATTTTGCGACTTCCATTAATTCTTTTTCCACACTCTCTACGATATCTGAGTGTTCACCAATACCGGCTGGATTATGTAAATAAATTTCAACATTAGCGATATGCTTATCGATATGTCCCTTAGCATGGTTCTTTAAAGATAAAACCATCATTTCTCTAATTTGTTCGCTTGTCATTTCAAAGCCTTTCTACATGATTAATTAATACAATTATATTTATACAAGTTAGCTAGTCGAACTGGCTAGTTCATCTTGGTATGCTTTCCATTCTATTGCACCAGCTTTTGTTACTGCAACCTCAGCTGAAATTTCATTAAACTTAGCAATATCACCAGCTGGAATAGCATTATTTTTACCACCTTGTAAATAAGTTCCAGGAGTATTAGCATCCGTATCATACACATCTTGTGGCATTTCACCAGTTAGTGTTAAGTAGTATGCAAATAACTGCCGGGCCATTAGACCATCTCGTGCTTTAATTATTTTTCTTCCTTCCATCCACTCATGAATATCATCTACAATTATAACTTCTGCTTCTGTAAGTAGTCCTTCTTCTTTCATTTGTTTTCTTTTCTTACCAGCAGCTTTGGCTTTAGCATTAAGCTCTCCATAAAGTGGTCTTGATTTAATTTCTGTTGCTTTTTCTTTATGAGCATTTCTAATAGGTTTGAAATAAGCTTCTTGATCATCAAGCGCTTTTTGTCTAGCAGCCGTATTTGCTTTCATATTATCAGTAATTTTTGATTCGTATTTTACTGTTGTAGGAGCTTCGGCTGGTTTATATTCTACTATTTTTGGTGGTTGAACATTTGGTACTTCAATTTCTTTAGCTTTAACAATAACTTCATTCGTTGCAGTATCTATTTCTTTATTGGGAAATGCTTTACAAGGATCAAATGAAGCAAGTGATAATGGGTCTGATATTACAGCATTTAATTGATCAATATATCCTTGTATCTCTCCTTCAGGTAAAGCCTCACCATATTTTTCTTTGAACGCAGCAATAGCACCTGCTGCATCAGTTTGCATTTGTGTTATAAGACCAGCCAAATCAGCTTGTAAAGAATCCCCTGTTGGAATTTCAGGAAGAGCTGCTTGTAACTCGGCCAAGGCTTCATTGGCTTTAGATTCAAGATCACTGAGGGCTGACATGCCTTCGGCAAGTTTACCTTTGATCTCATCAACTTTACCCATGATCCCATCAAGGGCAGCATTACTTCCACACTTTAACATACTAACCTCCTGCGATCACGTTAGAAGAACCACCAGCAGATGCATTAGGTACCCATGACCCATGACCTCCGGTACCGTCTCCTATTCTATGAACACCAATTCCATTTACTTTTACTGTACCACTACCACCAACTGCAGGGTCTCCACAACCAGTTGAATCACCAATACGAACTGCTGATGCTCCATTAACAATTACATCAGGAGAACCAGATGCATATGATGTTTGATGGAATGGGCTAGGTGTAGGACTTGCGTGACCTACATGACTATCTGTTCCCACTCTTGTTATTCCTGGCATCTTTACCTCTTAGTTCAAGTTAATGTTAGGACCACCGTTGATAGTAATATCACCACCAGCTGTTGTATTTTGAGCATCACTATAATTTTCAGTTACAACACCCGTGACTGAATCAGTTAATGTGCCACCAATAGTATTCGTAACATTTGTTGTTACAGTAGTATTCATATTTGCTGGTGTTTCTAATTTTATATCGCCTTTTGATGTAATGGTAAGCTTACCAGCTGTTGCAGTTGAATAATCCAATAATGAAAAAACATTTAGTTTATTCATAACTGTAATACTAGCTTCACCCGTAACATTTAGATCTTCAGTTTTACCAATTGTGGTATTCCTTAAACCATCTACTAATCGTGTTTCATCACCTAAAGTTTTTTGTACATAGTTCCCACCAACAACAGAGGCAAAATCTTGAGTAATTTCTGTATGCTCTGACTGACCAATTTTACTTTGCCTTGATCCACGAACAACTTCTGTTTTATTACCATTTACTTCTAAATGATAGTTACCTTTTACAAGCTGTCTTAAATCACCATCTACTGTAATATTTGCAGTCCCTTTAATATAGATATTGTCACTACCATAAACAACTGTATAATTAGATCCTACAACTGTAAGTGTTTTATTACCATTCTGTTGAAACTCTTCATTTGTTCCAGAATTATGAAACCGAGAAAATCTTTCGTTACCAGGTGTATCATCAATTTCAAATAAGTGTCCGCTTTCTGTTTCATTTACTTTATTGAAAGGATAAGATGGGAATACACCACTTGCAATAAAAGGCATGTCCCAAGTTTTTCTAGCATAATAAGAATCAGCTTCATCCTGTACTACGGCAGTAACTTTTTCTGGTGCGGCTGTTTCTATTCTTTCTTGTCTTAAGTCTACCTTTTGAATATAAGGAGCTGTTGTTTCATACATACCGCCTATAGCACTATATGAAGTATCTGGTCCTTCACTTCTCATAGGATGTCTACCTGCTGGATCAGAAAATCCCTGATCTGGTAAAGCATCTGCACCAGCTGAACCAACAATAGTTCCCATTACCATAGGGTTTTGTTTAGAAGTTCCATCCATATAGAATCCAACAACCCAAGAACCTTGAACAATACCTGTTGCGCTTTCACCAACTCCACCACAAGCAGCTGATGTCACTGGCATCATTACTTGTGACCAAGGAAGAGATGCTGTAGGAATTTTAGTTTTATCAGCATCATGATCGCCATATATACGAACTCTAACACGACCCATATTTTTTGGATCTTTTCTATCTTCAACTACACCAATAAAATAATTCATATTAGGCATTATATTCTTCTCCAAGTCCGTCACTTACTGCTTCAATAACTAATGTATATTTATCGCGGTCATCTATTTTATGTCGGCATTTAGTTATTAGGTATCTACCGCTTCTTTTCTTATCAAGTCCAGATTCAGGATCTTCTTCATTAAAAGGTCTATTTGAAGGGAATCTTAAATTAATAAGAGAACCAACTTCAATATCATTACGTCCATTTACAACTAAGGTGTACTTAAAAGATTCTAACATTCTATTCATGTTATTAAAGAAAGGTAAAAAACTATTTGTATTGCCTTCATAATTTAAGTGAGATGGACCAAAATTTTCACCACTTTGAAACTTTACACTCTGAATAGTTTTAGAATATTCATTAAGAGGTTTATCATTCCATTTATTTTCTGAGTCAAGAATAATATTTTTTTGTAGCTTTGGCATATCATCATAATATTCTAAAACGTCAAATTCAAATATATCAGCTGATTTATTTGTCGTATCTACACTTATATAAGTAGATCCAAATGCACCGTTCTTTAATTGATTAGTTACTTGACCATTTGCAATATTATTAAAAGCTAAAGGTGTTTGGGCAAGATCTTGATAATT